CCTCCCCGCCGCAGACATGGCGAGGGTGCGGGTCATGCGCGGCGGGAGCATCATCGTTGCTGATGGTTTGGGGTATGACCTGCGGGAATGCACCGATCGCGCATACGCACTAGCGGTGACGGCTGGCAGCACAAACCCGGCTTTTGACATGCCGCCCTGGTTCTTTACCGGATCGCCATATGCAGACCAAATCAAGGCGCTTGGCGCAAAGGTCGTGGATGTTCCTGATGATTTCCAGCCCGAATTTATCCCTGATCTTGGGAAGGTATGGCAGGCGCGCGAAACGATTTGGGACACATACTGCAAGACTGCATCACTGATCGACACGCCCGCCAAGCCCACGCTGTCTGATGCGCTGGCATTGCCCGAGGTGCGGGCGCTGGTGGAGGCGGCTGAGGCACTTGGCGCTATGCCGGAAGGCTACTGCTATTGCAGTTCGCATCGCATCGGTGACGACAGCAAAATGCACGAGCCTGAGTGCCGTGATTTGCGCACCGCCCTCGCCCCGTTCAAAGGGGGTGTGTGATGATCCACGTTTACCGTATCCCAGAAAAGCGCAGCAACGGCTACTGTTTTGCCGGTCCAGTTCCAATCGCATTCGGCAACGTTGATTGGATGTATGATCCAGAGGAGGGGGTGAGGCCAGAGGAACTTCGGGAGTTCATCCAAGACAAGCGATACTACACCGAGGCCCCAGACGGCACGCGCTTCCTCATCCTTTGCGACAAGGGGCCTGAGTGGACTTTCCAGATGGTGAAAGGAAGCCACCCATGACTGACCCCACAGCAATGGCGCTGGCCCGCATGATTGTCTCGGACGCGCTGCACGATCTGCACACGCTCCGCCCTCCCCCATGGCAAGCCGCCAATGACCCCGACAAGCCCAAGAAATCCAAGGACCGCAGCAAGGTCAAAGCGGCCCGCAAGCAGAGGATGAAGAAATGACTGACCTATCGAACCTCGTGAAGCCTCTGGTGTGGGAGCATCATCCGATGGGATACATCGCTGCGCCGCCGACTGGTCGCCCATACATCATTGACATTCGCGCAAAGGGGCGCGTGTTTTTCATCAAGGGCATGGAGCCGCCGCCGAAGGTTGATACCTTAGAAGCCGCCAAGTCCGCAGCCCAAGCCGACTACACCGCCCGCATCCTCGCCGCGCTGGACTCCGACGCCGTGGCCGCCATGCTTGCCGAGGCCGAGGAACGCGGGCGGCAGATGGAGCGGGACAACCCCGCAGTTGATGTTCCTGACGGCCTGATTGATGCGCTGCTTTCTGGGCGACAGGCCGACATGGACGGGATCATGGTTGTGATGTCGCGTGAAGCTTGCGAGCGAGCGGCCGACATTCTTGCCGCGATCAGCGCCCGCAACACCAGCGAAGGAGACTAATAATGGGGCGAAAAATAATCACCAGAGAAATGCTTGAGGCCGCACTCGCCCGAGGCATGTCAAACGCAGAAACGGCCCGGTTCTACGGAATGCACCCATCCTCAATCCACGCTGCCTGCGAGCGCTACGGCATTCTACTCCCTTACTCTAAATTCGCCGGAGTAATGCCATCGCAAAAAGGGGAGAAAGTAAGGCGCCTGAACCTCCCAGACACGCGGATAAAAGCGTGGTCTTGCAGCCCCTCCGCAATTTCCCGCGCCCTTTCCAGGATAAAATCCGATGTATAAACTCAACCCCTCTACCCATAAATGGGACTACCCGCTTCTCCCCGAAGCTATCCGCCTCGCACTACTCAATCACCCGCCAAACTCTAACCTCATCCGCCTTACCGAGTCTTTCTTCGGTTTCCGCCGGATTTCCGGCAGCGGAGTTTGGGAGATTGGCACGATTGAGGAGCTCCTTCCACTTATCCTTTCCCTCCCCGTTCCGCCTCCTTACGTTCCCCGCGGTTTGCCGTCAGCGAAATCAGACCCACTTGATCTTTCGGGCCTGATCATCACGCTTGACTTATAATCCCCGGTATGGTAATTGTAAGGTCCATCCCGAACTCCGTTCTTCAACAAAGGAAAAGCTCAATGGAATTTGTCTCCATCCTCATCCTCGGCGCGGCAATCTGCTCCTTCATCGGCTACGCAGTTTCCGACGAAAGCAACCGAGCAACCGGCGCGATCCTCGGCGCCGTCCTCGGGCCGATTGGCATTGTCATTGCCCTGCTCTCCGCACAGACAAAAAAGTAAGCCTCCGACCTCCAGCCCTTAACGGGGCTGGAACTCAGAGTTTTACCCACCCACCGAGGAAAATCCAATGCCAACTTTCACTCCCACCGAAGAACAGAACCTCATCACTGAAGCCGTTCGCACAACCACCAAAAACTTGGCCGTGGTAGCTCGCGCCGGAGCGGCCAAAACCACCACTTTGATCCTCATAGCTGAGTCCCTCCCGAAAGTTGACATTCTCACGCTCGCTTTCAATAAAAAGATCGCTGACGAAATGTCGGCGAAACTCCCCGCCAACTGCGAGGCCAAAACTCTCCACGGCCTGGGCTACAAGGCTTGGTGGCAGTTCACTCGCGGCAAGATGAAAGTCAACGACAAGAAGTGCTTCTTCCTCCTCAAGGAGCTGATCGACGGCCTTAGCGGCGATGACCGAACGGACGCCTACGAGTCCCTCTCCGAGACCCTCGACTTCATCAAGAAGGGCAAGAACGCGGGCTGGCTTCCTGAGTCTTTCAAGGGCCACTGGAAGCCCCTCATTTCTGACAAAGATTTCCTCGAGTCCCTCCCCATGGAGCCGTCCGGCCTGCAGATCGACCTCCTCCGGGAAGTGTCAATTCGGAGCTGGAACCTGGCCCTCCGCGGCGAGATCGACTTCGATGACATGATCTTCTGCCCGGCCCTCTGCTCCGTTTCGTGGCCCACCCCGACACTCACTCTTGTCGACGAGGCTCAAGACCTTTCCGCCATCAACCACCATATCCTCAAGAAGATCGTGAAGAATCGCAGAATCATTGCCGTTGGCGACCCGCTTCAGGCCATCTACGGTTTTCGCGGCGCAGACTCCCAGTCCATGCAGAACCTTATAAAGATGTTTGACATGGAAAAACTCAGCCTCACAATCTCCTTCCGGTGTGGCCGCAAGATTGCCGAGAACGCCCGCTGGCTCGCCAAGGACATACGGTCCCCCGACTGGGCCGTTGACGGAGAAGTCGTTCGGCCTATATCGTGGAAAGCTGAGGAAATCGAGCAGGGCGATGCAATCATCTGCCGCAACAACGCCCCACTTTTCTCTATGGCTATCCGCATGATCGAGGCGGGGCAGCTCCCCGAACTCTCCGGCCGGGACATTGCTGGGCCGTTGAAGAAAGTCCTCACAGCCCTCGGCAAGCCCAAAGACCTCCGCATTCAAGCTCTTAACGCGCTTTCCCACTGGCGGGACAAAGAACTCACCCGCGCCCGTGAGGGGGCAAAGGGGGCTATCGAGGACAAACACGACTGCCTAAAAGTCATCATTGAGCGCACAAAAACCCTCGGTGATGCCATCGCCTACCTCGATCACCTCCTTTCCCGTGAAGGACGCGTCTACCTCATGACCGGCCACAAATCTAAGGGGCTGGAATTCGATCGTGTTTGGTTCCTCGATCCTGCGCTTTGCCGCATTGACCGGGATCAGGATGCGAATATCAAATACGTTATCGAGACGCGGGCCAAACAACGGCTTGCTTATGTCTCATCCGATACCTTCGAGTCGGCAGACGCCGAACAGGACGAATAAGGGACAGGCCGGTATGGTCTTATCACTTCCTGATAGGGCCATACCATACTCAACGTGGGGCTTTACAAACCCGTCAATGTATGGTAGAAAGCAATACAGCGCCAGGAGTCCGTCTTGCATCTTCACCCCATCTCACGCGATGACATAATCAAACTAGCCGCGTGTCACACATGCTGCTCAATGCGCGGGGAGCCGTGCCGATTCACCCGCCAAGATGACCCAGAAGGCCAACGATCTTTGCACCGCCTTTCCCATCTTGACCGCATTGAACGCGCCAGAAAGATTTTCGATGAAGCCCGAAAATCCCTGCTTGACATTTTGCCGAAAATCGCGCAAGATAAACTCACAGAAAAGCGGAATGACCCCAAACGTCCACCCCGCAAAACCAGAAACTAACCCGGTCAGATAGGAGAAAACCATGACCAAAGAAATCACCGTTCAAGGCGTCGTCGTTACCGTTGCAGCGCCCTACGCACCCGGCCACGCGATCACCGAGGCGGAAGCTAAGGCCCTCAATCAGGTTCGCGCCGAGAACATCGCAAACAACGTGCGCAAGACCGTTCAGGAAATCATCACCGCTGCGGGCGGCGCCGAGGCCCTGACCGACGAACACAAGGCCCAAATTCAGGCCGCCGTTGCCGAGCGTGACAGCAAGTATGAATTCACCATGGCATCTGTCGGCGGTGGCCGCGAGCCGGTTGATCCGCTCACCAAGGAATGCCGCGCTGTTGCCCGCGCCTTCCTGACCGGCAAGCTGAAAGAAAAGGGCCTGACCCAGAAGCAGTATGCCGAACAGAACGGCGAGGACGCTTTCCTGGGCAAGGTCATCGAGCTGGCCGATCACCCTGAGATCATGAAAGTCGCCCGCAAGAACCTCGCGACCCGCGAGGGGCTGGCGTCGATCAGCCTCTAAACCGTGCTGGGCTAATCAGCCCGCCGGTCGTCGCCGCCGAGTTACCCCCAAGTCTCGGCGGCGGCTTCATTCTAGAAAGCCCCCGGTTTCCTTGAGTGAAGTAAACCTCAACTGCGGAGAACCCCCATGCAAGCCCCATCCTTCCCCGGCGTCCTCGTTGTCGGAATGCACTTCCGGCCTAACGGCAAGGCGATTGTCGAGTCCCTCCTCCCGCCGGTTCAGTTCGATCTTGAGCGTGAGCCTTTCAATCAATACGACGGCTTCGCTATCAAAGTAATGTATGATGGCGAGCATATCGGCTATATCGAACGCAAGCAGGCGATGTTCGTCGCACCGTGGATGGATCAGGGCGTGAAATACACCTGCGTGGCAGACAATTTCATTCAGGTCAAGAACAACCTGCACCCTGTTGTGACCCTCACCCCCGATGAAAACTGACCTACCCCTCATCCACTATCTGTATCAGGCGCTTAATTCGGAACTCGGCATAGTCATCGAGACAACCGATCCTGAGCGCCTGCGACAGAAGCTCTACGCAGAGCGCAAGAAAGACCCTGAACTTTCTTGCATTTCCATCAACATCTCACGCACACAGCCTGAGACCCAGATATGGTTGACAAAGCGATGAAAGCCGAGATTAAAAAGCACACGCTGAACCTGCGGTCCGGCGATTGGGACTATCTCGAGTCCATGTTCAAGCCGAACGGGATTGCTACTGCCGTGGCCATCCGAACGATTATCTCAAACTTCGTGGACAAGAAGCGAGGTGAGGAAGCCCGGCGTGGCGGCCATCCGGCTCTCAACATGGACGTGAGCATTGATTAAGCTTCCACCGTTGCCCAGAATTATCTGGAGAAAAAGCGGATGGGGTTATAAGACCAAGACAAAATACAGACAGTATGTAACTGTTTTCAGCGGTCGTGATAAGCCTGTCACGACTTTTCTGTCTGTATCCGCCGCACTCCGTTTCATCCGCAAACACGAAACATCTGATCGAGGTTAACATGGACGACACCGCACCAACTGATATTAACGAACTTTTTTCCCGTGATCCACTCAGCCTGTCCTCCGCCGATATTGACAGGATCATCATGGAGTTTCGCAAGCGCCGAAACATCTTCAACGCAAACCCGGCGGCAGCTGCTGGAAAAGCGTCGGGCAAATCCCTCACGACCAAAGAAAAAGCCGCATCTTCCCTCAAGATCGAGTTTGACCTATGACGACAGCACACAAAAAGTCATTCGACAACGGCGTCCAAGTTGTCTGGGATGCCACGTCATTGGACCTCGCTCAGGCCTGCGCCCGGAAATACTATTACTCCATGATCCGCGGCATCCGGCCCCGTGAGCAATCTGTTCACCTCATCTTCGGCGGCATCTACGCCTCGGCCCTCGAGCATTTCTACAAACACCGCGCACTCGGTATGGACATTGCCGAGGCCCTCAGGACAGTCGTGCAGGAGGCCATGGTAGCCTCCTGGCATTACGAAATGGTTGAGGATGAGAACGGCAATCGCGTTCATGCCCTTGACGAGAACGGCAATCGCATCGGGCGCCCTGTATCCTTTGAAGATCCAAAGAAAACTCGGATCGCGCTCCTCCGCACCATTATCTGGTATGTCGAGCAATTCGCCGTTGAGACCGATGACGGCCTGCGCACCTATCACCTCCACGATGGAAAACCGGCGGTGGAACTCTCCTTCACCCTCGACATTGCAACAGACATTGCGTATTGCGGCCACCTCGATCGAGTCGTTTCAATGGGCGACGCCCTCTACGTCATGGACCAGAAAACCACAGGCGGGACTGTCGGCCCCTATTACTTCAACGGGTTCTCACCATCGAACCAAATGTCGGGCTACTCCTTCGCAGGGCAAATCATCCTCAAATCTCCGGTCCGCGGTGTTATCATCGACGCGGCTCAGATCGCGGTGAATTACACCCGCTTTGAGCGTGGTATCACCTCCCGTTCCAAAGACCAGCTGGAAGAATGGCTCAACTCCACCATCTGGTCTATAGGCAACTTCCAGAGCCTGTCGGAAGAAGCCGGGGAAGTCGAGTCCCGGTGGCCGCAGAACCCCACGGCCTGCTCCAACTACGGTGGCTGTTCTTTCCGCGGCCTCTGTTCCCGCAGCCCGAAAGTCCGCGAGAACTTCATCAAGTCTGATTTCGTTTCCCATAACTGGGATCCTGCCGTCCCTCGTTAATACCGACAACCCAGCAAGGAAACTCCCATGCCATCCCTCGACCAGCATAAATCTTCCGACTTCGTGAAACTCCTCTTCATCGGCAACTCCGGCGCAGGGAAAACTGGCGCACTTACCCCCCTCGTTCAGGCAGGTTACGAATTACGGATCATCGACCTCGATACCGGCCTTGACGCCCTAGTCAATCACGTCAAGGCGGTTGATCCGAAACTCCTTTCCACCATTCAATTCGAGTCCTTCCGGGATCGGATGAAGATGACGGCCTCCGGCCCTGCAGTCATCGGCAGCCCGAAAGCCTATGTCCAGACC